CAATGTATCGAGCAAGGTCCTCTCGGATAGATTCGAGATCTGCAGACCAGACCAAATGTGGATCTCTCAGTAGGGCAGCAGCCTGCTTAAAGTCAGCGGCGATCCTCAGTTCTCTTCTAGTAGCCATGATGTCAACTCTGGGTTTTCTTTGAGGACCATGAGAATCGGGTTCTCCCAAACGCTAATGAAATGGTGTTCCCATTCCTCGTATTCCATTTTTTTGGAAGGCGAATCGTTCTGGAAAATAAACCGACAGGCGTGAAGTAACTCATGAAAGACTGTGACTCTCTTTTTGCTCTCTCCAAGCTCTCGGTCAATGACGATAATGTTTCGGGAATCTTGTGTGTAACCTGCACTTGAATCGGCAAGTAGCGGGTCATCTTTTGATGTGAGTTGAACGATGCGGTATTGCTGGAATCCAATTTTGACAACATCAGGACACCTTGACATTCTGAATTTCCTCTAGTGCTTCTCTAAGGTCGGACAGGTAAATGTAGTCACCATGCTGGTTACCTGTGTGGTGTAAGTCTATGGCTTTCCAAAAGACTTCGGCTTCTAGCCTTCTGCCTTCTCTTACCCCTGTTTCGTAGGCTGCCATGCAAGCCTTGTGGATGGTTTCTTGGAACTCGCTATTTGTCATTTTCTGCCCCTGTTTTTAGTAAAAGTATTGCTATAAGTAAAGTATTGACCACCGACAATATGAGGATGTATTCAATCACTTCTGGTCTCCTTCAATCAGGATGGCAATCAATAAATCCGATAATTTATTAATTGTCATTCTGCCCTTGTTTGGAAATGGCTCAATGTCCCTGTAGATAATCCACAAAAGCTCATGGATAACCTCATCATTTAGTAGCTTTTCCTGAATACTGTCAAGCTGGAGAGCCATGCCGTAAGCAACCGCTTCATCCCACAGCTCTTGAGGTGTTTTTGCTGATTGTTCCATGTAATAAGGGTTAGTTGCCACTGCCCCGCAATTACAGGTTGCCGTTGGTAAGTCATCAGTAAAATCAAACCCGCAGTGATGGCTAGGGCTTTTACGCCTATACGGCATCTCAGCACCATGAGCAGCAAACATGTCATCATCCATCGCATCCCAAAAAGATGTCATTTCTTTTCTCCCTTGATTAGCCTTAGAGCCGTAATAAGCCCAGCTATAGCCCGCTGCTTTTCCAGAGCGTTATTGCGTGTGGTATTCAGCTTGATTGGTTTGCTTGGGTCATGATTAGCCTTCAGCCATTTTCCCCATGATTTATCTAGCTTCACTTCTGCTCTCCTTTGATTAGTGCTATGAAATCGGTCAGGCTCATGTAGTCCACCTGATTATTGCTTGCATCGAAACGATTGAAGTTTTCTTCTAGCAGCTTGATGATTCGCTCTCGCTCTTGCTCCGCACCTCGCATCTCAGCGGCTACAAAGTCACCTATTGTTTGCCAGAAGTCATTACTCATCTTCCACCTCATCTGCCACCTGTTTGATTGGCTCTAGCGGGACATTTATCCCATGCGCCCGCTCGTTCTTCAGGTGTGTCTCTAGGCTTTTGATTTTTTCTAGCCTGAATCCACCCCAACGGCGGTCATCGGTCTCAACAATCGGTGCTGAGGTCAGTCCTAGCTCAAGGAATCTGTCAACAGCTTTCGGTGACTTGTCTAGTCGGCGTGTCTTGTAGATGATGCCTCTGCGGTCAAACTCACGCTTTGTGGTTTCGCATTGAACGCAGTTTGGCTTTGTCCATAGAGTGATAGTCATCACAGCTTTGCCCCTGTCCTCAAAGAAATCTCTTTGCGCTCGTCTTTGATGATGTCAAGGCACTTGTCATAGCCCTTGCGCTCGACCTTGGTCATCTTCACTCGGTCAGCCATTAGCTGAGTTCTCATTGACAGCCAAGTGGTTGCGTATTGTGCGCCCTCCTGAATGCCATGACGAAAAGCCTCGTCTAGTTCGTATTCAAACAGTCTGTCTGCAATCCAAAACTTAATGTCTCTCCAAGTTGCTCTCATGCGTTCTCTCCCATCAGTTCTTTAGCAGCCCAACGCAATGCGTCAGCTAATGCGGGGTTGCCTTTGTTGTGTGCGTGGTTAGAAAGCTCCTCAAGAGCTTCGATGCAGGATTCAAATCCTCTGCTGAATTGAGCCATGCCGTAAAGGTCAATCTGGCGATCAACATGGTTTCTAAATTCTTCAACTGTCATTTCTTTTCCCCTGTGTCGTAGTTATCTTCAGAGAAGTTGACTCCGAAGTGTGCCATAAGTGCGGCGATAAAAAACGGAACGCAGAATGCAAGTCCTAGCAGGTCCATTTGTTTTCCCCTTCCGGGGTGAGGGCCTAAGCCCCCACCTTTTTGTTTAGTTCTGCGGACAAAATTGCAAAAGCTTTGCTTGCCAGTTTGATGTATTGATCCATTAAAACATTGGCTGTTTCAAATTCGCCGGCCTCCATCGCTTGACGAGCGACTGCGTGCGTCGAGATTGCTAGATTGTTGATTGTTGTGTATTCAATGTGCTTGCTGTTCATCTGGGTTCCCTTTCTCTTTCTTGCCCTGATGAGAATAGGTTAGTCCGAGTCAGGGTCAATAAAAGCCCAAAACTTGCGTTGTTATGTAATCGTTATATTTCAGTTATAGGGCTAAAATCCTGATAATTGCGCCTGTTTCTCGGTCATCGTTATAGAACTTGCGGGCTGCAATCTCGACAACTTGGGAGTCATCGCCCCAAATAAGGCCTGATTGCCCTATGCCGTCTAAGCAGCCCCGGAGGAGCTTATCGGGCGGTCAGAGATCGGGCGGCACTATTGGCAACGCCCGATCTTTTATCCTCACAGTCTTAGGTCTTTCTAAAAAGAAATCCACCTCGACCCTAATAGGACCGAGATGGATGTTCTTGTTTGCGAATGGTTGACAAGCATCTTCAATAGCCGCTCGCCACTTTTTTAGGTTAGCTGATTGAGCCTCGACAATCCTGCCGTTGAATACACGCTTAGACCCTTGAGGGGTCGGTCTGCCGTAAACATGAAGTTCAATCACCCCTCTAGTTTAGAAGGGCATTTCCGATCTGGTGATGGTCGGGTTGTTTATGTTGATTGCTGCGACTTGCTTTGGAACATTGTCCCGGCCGGTGAAGCTCTCAATCTTGACTGACAGATCACCTGAGACTTCTAGGGTTTCCCCTTCTCTTACCTGTTCCTTAGTCCAGACTGTCACCCATTGGGTGCGCTCCTCGCCCTTCTTGTCTTTGTATTTCTCTACTCCCTTGAAACCATATGAGGGAATAAGTCTTGCGACCTCGACTGTTGCTTTTACTCTCATTGTGTTGCCTTTCTATGCGCCTCATTGACGCAATCTTGGTGACCGCAGGTTCTCTCGCCTTTCATGACGAGACTGCCGTCTTCTCTTATTGGGGTGACCATATCCTCGGCATAGTTTCCTTGCCAAATCAGACAGTCACCTATCTTTGTTTGTTTCCTTGCCCTGCAAGATTGACAAGTGTCGGGGTTCTTGCGGGTCAAGAGTATTTCCCACACTAGTCCGCAGCGAGGACAAAGTTTCTGCATGAGGTTAGTCTAGGCAAATTTTGCATAATAGGAGCATCTTTCCATGAGGGCATTTTGGTGGTGGGGAAGCTTGGGCTTCGAGTTCTGCCATCTGCTTTAGATAGTCATCGGAGTGCTTGCGTTCGTTTTCCTTCTTTGCCTGCGCCGATGCCGATCCGACAGCACCGAACTTCCAAGGCTGAGCCTTTGCCCTCTGTTGCTCTTGATTCATCCAACGCTGGAATGTCAGCGACCAGTCTTTGTGCTTTGTGCCTTTAGACCAGTAGTAGAGCTTGAACTGCTCGATGTTGTAAGTCGGGTCTAAATCAGGCCACTTAGTTTTGAACATCTCTAAAAGCTCTTTTGTTGGATTCCAGTCTTCGGGTAAAGGAAAATCTTTCCTAAAGGTTCTCTTTGGGTTATCTAACGGTTCGGGCGGTCTGGACACCGCACCCCCTGCGGTCTGGACACCGCCCCTTCCTGCGGTCTCTGTGTCACCTGCGGTCTGTAGACCGCCCCCCTTCTTTCGGCGGTGATTAGTGCTGCCATCGCAATCATCGGGGCAGGTAATGGACAATTTATACAGGTTTGTAATTCCATCCCGGCGAACCTCAGTCAACTCCCCAAGTGCGATCAGTTCGTCAATTGCCCTTTGAACAGTTCTTCGATTCAAGCCCCCGGCAAGCCTGCCAATGGTCTCATGGGATGGATAAGCTCCATGTTCACCCTCAAAGTTGGCGATAGCGATCAGAACTAAGCGGGTTGAGTAAGTGGCCTGCGAGTGATAAAGACTTAGGGTTAGTGCTGAAATTGACATTAGGCAACCAACTGTATTTTTTGAAATGCCTCTTTTGCTCTGCGATCTCTCGCTCCACCAGCCCAGCGACCAGCGTTGAAGTAAAGCTTCTTGATTGCGTCTAGCTGATCCTGTCGCTGCTTACGCTCTGATAGGTCAATCTTCTCTTGTTCCGCTTCTATCCGAAGAGCGTGTTCACGCATCTTTCTTGCTAGCTGTTCAATATCCATTCTTTCCCCTTCTTAGATTAGATAACTAGGTGGCTGTGTCTCTACCTTGCTACCATCCTCGGACAATTTATACCAAGTCAAATGCGGTGCGTCAAATACTGGACTGGAAAAGTCTTCCCATGATGCCAATTTGTGCCCAAACTCCCTAGCCTCAGCTGCCACATTTGCGTCAGCCTCCATCTCAAAGTTGTATTTAGAACAAACCAAAATCAAATTATCTAGCCTGTCTAATAATTTGGAACTCCCCATTTTGCGGCCTTTTCTGTGGTGCACCTCTAAGGCCTCAGTTGCTCCGCAGTGATAACAATAAAAATCCCTTTCCCTGATTTTTTTCCTAATGTATTCGCTAATAGCCATACTTCTTCTTTCTAAGCTTCCATTCACTAACAGTTAATTTATTTTTTGACTGATTGCACTTAGCGCAACTTTGGATGAGATTACCAAGCCCATGTATTCCATTTTTAGCAATCGGAATCACATGATCTAAATGTTTTGAAAATTGGCCACAATAGGCGCATGGTCTCATCATCATTCTGCGGATGTTTTTTACTGGAATTATAAAAATCGAAGATTCAGCCATCCTTGCTCTACGCCTCATAAGTATGAGTTTGCGAACTTCAGGCTTTTTAGCTTGATAGCGATATTGAGCAGCCTTGGCTTTTTCTGGACTATTTATTCTAAATCTTCTAGAGGCAGCAGCTACCTTGTCTTTATTTTTTTGACTCCAGACCCTATCCGCCTCTTTTTTATAATCTGCATTTTTTATCCGCCATTGCCTTTTTTGCTCAGACAACTTCTCGGCGTTTATTTTTCTATAATTAGCGTTATAAATAGATAATTTTTCCGCATTTGCAAGTTGATATCTTTTATCCCAAATTTTTATTTTGTCTTTATTTTTACCAGCCCAAGCTCTTTTAGCGGCATTCACTTTTTCACGATTTGCAGCCCGGTAAAGCCTGTTTGCAATAACATCGCAACTTTTACAAGTTGATCTAAACCCGGATTTAGATGATTTAGAGCCTCGATGGGCGGAAAATGCGTCTAAAGATTTTGATTGCTTGCACTTGGTGCAGGTCTTATAATCAGACATAGTGGACTCTCTTTCAGTCTGCTCATGCCCCGGGATGTTTGCGCATCGCCGGGGTTTTTAGTATAGCACCGATATTTTGGTTTATAAAGGCTTTTGACCATCAAAATAGATAAGGATAACCAAAAGCGGTCTAATGCCCTCTAATCGCATCCTAAGGCCTTACAGCCTAGTTTCTTGCCCTATGAGTTTGGCTTGGGTTGCTAGAACCATGCTGGCGGTCTCAATGCTCTTTATCTTCTGCCTAATTCGACCCAGTTCGGCCTTCCTCAAATCCCTAGCCAGCCGCAGATCAGCGGACTCAAGTTTGGCAATGGCTTCCCGGTCTCGGACTGTCCCGGCGGCTTTGATGTAAGCCTTCTGCTCGGCTAAATCCAAATCGTATTCGGCTTCAGCTAATGCTTTCTCGGCCTCGAACAGCGCAGTCGAACCCTTAGAGTTCTCCGCTATCAGTTCCGCTAGTTGCCTCTGGATTTCCTGTATCACTCAACACCCCTAACAGAAGCTCGATGAGTTCCCTGTTCCAGAACTGAGCTTCACTTTCCTGTCCTCGAAACCTTGCCACCAGATACGCCTCCTCCAGCTCTTGGAGTTTGGCTCTCTTCAAATCGCTGAGCATAAAGTTTCAACCCTTCTAGGATTTCCTGAGAAGCGTTGTTGGCTTTAGCTTGTGCATAAAGGTCTCGCAGTTCTTCGATTGTGCCAAGACTACCAGCTCTTTCTAGCCAATCCATCCTTGCAACCTTTTCCATTTCTTCCCTGCTTGGACGCTTTGAGCCTGAGTAGATGTAGTTAGCGAGCGCACGACCGATTGAAGAAGTCTCGCATCGCTCTAAGGCAAACGCATCAGAGTTTGCCTCACTGGCCCACCCCGTTGTCTTTGGTAAGTCGGTGGCCTGATCGCCAGCGGTCAAATAAATTCTCGTCTCGATAATCCACAGCGCAGAGTCCTTACTGTGATTTAGGGTAATAATTCGAGCATCAGAGTTCTTCTCATCAGCCCAGAATGTTTTGAGTCTTTCCTCAACAGTTGCGTATTGTGACAAATCAAACCTAGCCATTATTTCTTTCCCTTCTTGACTACTAGATAGGGGAGACCTTCTCCCTTTGCCTGCCTCGATGCTATGCGAACTTTCTGTCCGTCAACTTCCATGTAGGCGTATTTAGCCCGACCCATTGCATCGAGAACCTGTGACTTGATTAGGCGCAGTTCTTCCGCTGCCTCATCGTATTTAGCCTGTGCGTTTGCAAGGTAGTGCAGCGAGTCAATCTCAACCTCCGTCTCGTCAATCAGCGGGTGCTGGTAACGGACAGCTTCGTAGGTTGACTCCGAGCCATCCCACTCAGGTCGTTGGTCTGCAAACATACAAGCCTGAAAGTCAATCGCCTTCTGTCGAGCAATGTCAATCTCAAAGTCATCACGCTCAATCCAGTAGTCGTGCCAAGTCATTCCTGCGACTGCCACCAAAGCGGCCTTCTTGAGTCCGAGAATGTCTAGGTAGTGCTGCACCTGAGCGTAATAACCAGCAGGCAACTCCTCCCAAGTCTGTCGGCCTGTCTTGACCTCAATCACAATCCACTCGCCTGTCTCTTTGTGTCGAGCCAGCGCATCAGGGTTTGCATGACGAAACGGAATAAGAGCATCTTGATAAGTGCCAGTCAGGAAAATCTCATACTCAGGATGCTCCTCTGACCAGAGCTGAAGAATCGGCAACTCGAACGCTTTGCCGAATCTGATTGCCCAGTTCTCCTCAATCTGTGAGGGTATCTTGCCTGTCTTCTTTAGGAATAGAGCCATAGGTGACTCGAAAGGATTTAGTCCCATGATTGTGGAGATCTCAGATCCCCCGATGGATCCCTTGCGGGCTTCGTGCCATTCAGGCGTGCCAGCCTCAAAGACTCCGAGTAGTGTCGCTTCATTGAATTTCTCAGGTGCATGTATTTTGAACATGTCTGTATTTTCTCCCCTGCCTCCGACATTTATTCCGTAGGCTTCTACAATGGCACATTTTGACCAGAAGCACTATCGCCTTCTCAAGGCTATTCATGCGGCTAATGGCGTGCCTTGCGAGGATTTCCCTGAGCTTTTCTATCCTGAGGACATTCGAGATGAGACACGCCGAAGGTTGTCTATCGTGATCGCCAAGAGGCTCTGTGACACCTGCCCAGTCAAGGCTGAGTGCTTTAGGTATGCGGTGGAATCAGGCCAAAAGTATGGCATTTGGGCTGCAACTTTGCCCTCTGAAAGGTAGTTGACAGGTATTCAGAAAGTCCCTATGCTAAAAGCACTAATCATGCGTGTTGCTTGACCCGATTAGTCTTGAGTGGACCGCAACGGCTAAAGGTTTTTACCTTAGAAAATCCCCTGATGAAAGTCGGGGGTTTTTTCTTTTAATCCTTTTTGAATGCGACAGAGGTCAGCAGGCTCAAAAACCCTGCACCCAGAGATACCGAAGCAAGCCCAGCCCAGTCAATGGCGAATAGGCCAATTGAGCCTGATCCAAGGAATGCGATTGCTGCCTGAGCGACAGTCTTTATAGCCCTCTCGCCAGCGTAATTTAGGAAGTCCAGACTAAAGATCTTCATGATTGCCCTTTCTAGTTTTTACATCTTCGTAAGTAGCAAAAGCAGTATAAGCGGTCAGGATGATAGAAATCAAAGCCACTCCGCCGATGATTAGTTCTCGGCTGACTGATGAATCTGCCTCATAAGTAATCGCCCCAAACAGAATCATGAATGCAGACAGGGCAAAAGACAAGTAGATAAGTCTTCTGCGGTGTTTCCAGCTAGGCACTTAGTCGCTCGTCAATGAAGGTTTCAGGGTCAAAAACAACTCCGAAGAAAACTGAGGTTGGCCTTGGACCTATTGTGAGATGAAGGTGGCTACCTTTGGATGCTGAGCCTGTGTTGCCGGTCAGTCCGACAGTCTGAGATTTCTTTATCTTTGTCCCTGTCTTCAACTTTGGTTCTTCCTGAAGGTGGCAGTAGCCGATGAAAACTGTTCGCTTGCCGATCTCATCCCAAGCTGATTGAACTAAAACCCAACCTAGAATCCTCGACCACTTGACCGACTGGACTGTGCCGTCAGCCACCGCTGGAATGCGTGAGCCTTCCTTTGGAGCGTAATCAAGACCTCGATGTGCGATCAGGCGATTAGCCGTTGCCCCGAAGCGTGAGGTTATGAGCTTCTTAGAGAAGGGGTGTCTCATCGGATCAAGGCCCAGAGTGCTGCAATAAACCCTGTGATACCCGAACCAAGTGCTGTAAAGACAAGCTTCTCAATCCACTCCATGCGAGCAAGTTTCTGCTCTACTCGATTCATGCGTTGAGGCAAATCCTTGAGATTCCGAATATCCGAGACAATTTCTATTTGAACTGCCTGCAGCTCTACCAATTTTTCGTAGATGTCTCGTTGCGTTATGCGAACGCCGTTTGTTTCCTCAGCCATGACTAGCCTAGAAGTGCGAGTATCTCGGCCTCTGATAGACCTAGTGCTTCGAGCTTTGCCTTTGCACTTTCTTTGTTTGCCTGTTTCTGAGCCTCGGCAGTTTCCCTCTCAGCCTGTTCGATGGCGGCTTGTGCGGCTTGTGCCTCACGCTCAGCTATCTCAGCGTCTGTGAGAAATATGATTTGAACTTTGTCGGGGTGACCCTCTGGCAAAGAGCAGTCAACAACTAATCTCGATGGTCTGTCTGTCATGTTTTTATTCTACCTGTCTTTCATCAGGAGACCGTTACGCCCCCAGAGCTTCCTTTAAGTATGCCGTAGAGGGTTGCGGAGCTGTATTGAGCAAGATTTGATGAAGAACCACCTGGGTCAGAAAAAATTTGAATTGAGGAAATTGCAGCAGTGCTTGACCATAATCCACCGACAATGGACTGGTATGCGGAAGTAGCGTTGTTTTCCCCAATTGCATCTATAGAACATGATTTGTTAGTTGAACTTCTGTAATTTGGAATATACATGTAGGCATTTCCAAAAGTAGATGCAGTTGCACCAGATGCAACTGTATATGCATTGAAATAGGTGTTGTAACCAGCCGCTATTGTCTCACTATAGCTCGCAGCCGTAGAGCCATTTCCATATAAAATCTTGTATGTATAAATAGTGCTTGAGCTGTCATTGAATCTAATTCCCAAAGCAGTATTGGAACCAGTGTTTCTAGTGGAAAAAACAACCAATAAATCATCATAAATTTGTGGAATGCTAAGAAATTCAATTTCAGCCTGAGCCGAAGCAGCTTCTATATGTTCAATCTTTGTCCAAGCACTCATGTCTAGCTCCTACCTGCAAAGTTTATTTTCATTTTTCTTTACCCTGCCTAAGAGACTATTCCATACAAACTAAGTGTCGAACCAACTGCTATTTGAGTAGTTGAATCGGGGTCAATAAGAATGGAGGTAATAGCATTTGTGCTTGCCCATCTGCTTGCACTTGCATAAGCAACCATACTTGCATCGTTTGAGCGAGCTAATACAGTCTTGTGTTTGTCTGTTGCCGAGTAATCCATGATGTGTGCGATGAAGTCGCTTTGAGTATTTCCAAGCTCGACAACACGCCCGTCAGAACCTGAAGTCGAACTTGTTGTTGAGCCGTTACCATTCATTTGAACTCTTGTGTAATTGCTAGTATCTGCGTTGTAGGTCAAGTAAACAGGTGAATCAGCACTCAAAGCTCCGCTGAAAACTAAAACTAAATCTCGGTAGGTTGCAGGGATAGAAGAAAAAGTAACAGAGTTAACTGCTGAGCCTGTAACTGTGTAATTAGCCAAAGCAATATAAGTAGCCGTAGGCATTAGCTAGACCTCATTCCATATAGGGAGAAGCGAGAGCCAACAGGAAAATTACCGCTAGCGGGGGAAAGCGTAATTGTCGTGACTGCACCAGTATTTCTCCAGTCACCTGACAATAACCCAAGCATTCTTTCTTCTGCTGACGAAGTTCCCATAAATCCAGTCAACGCTCTAATTGTTTTATTTTTTGTTGTTTCAAATGGGTCAAGTATGTCAACAACGCTGGCAGTAAATACATTCGAGTTATTGTTATCTCCCGCAGCCCATCCCATGCGAGCATATGTCTGATTTGCAAAGCCTGTCGAGACAACTATTAAGCTGCTTTCGCCCGTGCTTAGGGCATGGAAAGAGTAATTTGAGCCTGTGTCGCTGTTAAATCTCAATCTCATGTCAGTAAAACCAACAACCGATGAAGTCCTGTAAGTAGCCCTCAATTGTAAATGCTGATAAGTAGTTCCGTAAGTTGAATTCAGGTTAGAAAAAGAAACAGAAGAAACGGCAGTTCCAACGCTTACAGTTTCAATCCACTCATAAGCACCAGCAGCACCGCCACCGCCTCCTGCTCCCGCAACAGCAAGAACTCCTAAAGGAATAGGCATTATGCAGTTATCTTTCCAACTACTCGGTATGTGTTAGCTGCAACCTTTTGAACAGTTGCGGCATTGTATTGCTGATCTATCTTGAAGGACACGCTTGTCCCGGCGGTCCCGGCACCTGCCCATGAGGTGACCGAGCTACCAGCCACGATCACAACAGTTCCAGCGGCATCACGCCAGATGTCAACCCTGTCACCGATTGAGAAAACATCCGGGACTGTGATTGTTGCTGCGGTTGTTGCAAGTGAATAGATTGTGTCATTTGCATCGGTAGCGGCGATTGTATAGGCCGTTGCAGTTGCGGCGATTGTGTTGACCGCAGGGGTTGTGTTGACAGGCCAGACCTGTTCCCAGTAAGTCGTAAAGACCTCAATCTTGTTGGTGTCAGTTAGATAGGACACCATGCCTTCGGTGGCTGTGCCGATGGCTGAGCCTCTTGCGGCTGAGCCTGCAAAGACCATGACTGCTTGGTCTTGTAGGTAATCCTGAACATTCGCAGCGGTTAGAACCTCACCTGCGGTAAATACTTTACGGCCTAAACCTGCCATGTTTCTCCTATTAGAAGGCTAATGCGTTGCCTGCGTCTAGCTTACCAAACTGAGCGTCATCCAAGACTAAGAGCGCAAAGTCAAGGGTCGAGAAGCCTAAAGACATGATGTGATTGTCTAGGTCAATTGAGTTGTCAATGCGGATGATTTCAGCATATTTAGAGATAGCCGGGGCAATGCCGTTGGGGGTGAATTTGATTTCGACAACATCGCCAATTTCTAAGCCGAGCAGGTTATTCTGCTCCTGATCAGTCAGCTCATCAAGCAAAATCTCAACCGACTCAAAGCGGTATTCAGGCTGTGAGTATTTGTTTGCATAGAAGTCAGCTAAGTCATCAACATCGCCATTGTCGTTGATTAGAAGCCCGGTTCGGGTCAGGTTGAAGATTCCGTAAGTGTCTATTGACTCAAGGTCTAGGGCTGTCACCTCATAAGAGGTTATCTCCGAGCTGACAACAATCTCGTTCGCTAGTAACTCTGATCCGTATTGAACTTTAAGGGACTGATATCTGATACCAGTTCCGTCATCAGCAAGGGTCACGCCTTGAGAAGTCGGAGCGGCAATGCGGTCTCGGAAGATTACATTTCCTGATTTACCGATAAAGAAAGCACCGGGTTCGCTTCGCTCGACTAGGCGCAAGTAGCTAAGGGCATTGGTGTTGTCGGCGATTGTGTCTGCGCCGAGTGTCATTAGGCCTGTGTCAACATCTCGAAGAGTAGAGGGCCAGTTGATTTCAGGCAGGTCAAGGATTGCGTTTATTCTTTCCCCTGACTTCTGGACTGAGTTTGTCCTTGTGGCGATTGTCTGTGTGGCGAATGAAGATGTTGCATCCGAGCAAGCTGCCGAAGCGGTTGAGTCTCCGTTTGGCTGATAGGTCAGATTCCAGTCATCGACAAGGCCGGCGAATTGCACAATCCCACCTGATGAAATCCTGACCTGACGCTTTGGAACTATCTGCCCTGCGTATGGGGATAGAGCGTATTCAGGGTCGAAGGTTCGGTCATTGTTATTGAAGACTATGTTTGCCAACCCTGAGTCGAACTGGTCAAGCTGGCGGTTCTTGCCTCGCTGGATTGCTACCGACTGAACAAGGTTCGTCACATCGAAGAACAGAACACCAGCCAAAAGGTATTCGGTGTTGTTCAGCTTGCCCTTTATCGGATCGTCAAGGATAAAATAAGGGCCAAGACCTGACGAGAGAATGTCAAATCCAAGCTCTACCTTCTGGACTGGCTGACTCAATTTGTCGGACTCACTAGAACTTGACCACCAGCGGAAACATACTTGGTGATGGTGTTACCCAAAGTCTTACCAACCATTGCCAGAGACTGCGTTGAGTCGGTCTTGACATTTATGTTGATTGTCGTTCCAACTGCACCTGTGCCTAGTGACTGAATTAGACCAAGCTGAGAGCGGAACTCGTTTCTTAGATTGACCGCACTCATAGCTTCGGCAGTTCTGCCAGCAATAGCAGATTCATTAGCAAACCTGTTAGCTGCGTTGATGCGCTCGTTGAGGTATTCGATAACCCTGCTTACATCGCTCATGGAGTCAATGAAGATACCTGTTGCATCTCTTACCGAAGATGCGGCTAAGTTTATGCCGGTCATGCCACCACCAGCAGCTCCGCCAGTTACACCCGGCGTTGTGCCAGTAATGTTTTGAATCTTCTCTTCAGCCTTAGTCTCTACCTGTCCGAGCTTCTTTAGGAACTCCGAGACAACCCTGTCAAGTCCTCCCAAGTCACCCTTCATAGACTCGATGTTCTCTTGGAAGGCTTCTCGGATTTTCTTGACGGCCTCGATCAGAGTCATGTTTGCGTCAATGACTTCCTGATTGAAGTCAAGTTGTAGTTCCTTGAGTGCTTCAGTCAGGTCAAGCTGCGTTTGAACATAAAGGTTCTTTAGTTCCCTTGTTGCCAAGCCTTGCTTGTTGTAAATCTCACGAGCTAGTGAGTCCATGCCTGTTTCGGCTGTTGCCTCAAGTGCTAGGAATAGTCTCTGAAGTTCTGCCTGCGTCTGAGGTGTCGATTCAAGAATTGCCGAAGCAAGTTCGTTTCCTGTGTCAGTTCCAGCCTGAACGACCTGCTCAATAAAGGTCTGCGAGAACCCAGCAGCGTTGAGTTTTCCCGCCTTCTCAAGTAGGGCCTGTGACTTTGACAGTCTGTTTGTTAGTCCTGCAATCAAGTTAGCGACAGACTTAGTTTCTTCGACCTCAAAGATGTCGGCAAGTGAAACTCTTACAACAGACTCGAAAGCCGTTCTAAGCCGATCCTGTGACTGCTGAATAATGTCTGCGAGCTTGTTAGCAAAGTCTTGCTCTGTCTTTAGGACTTGTTCCGCATAACGCTTCTGAGCAGCGGCTATCGTTTTGTTGTAGGTCTCTTGTGCTTTGGCAAGGTCTTTCTGTGAATCCTTGATAAATTTTTGAACACGCTCAAAAGCAGTCGGCCCAGTTGCGCCTCCGCCTCCGCCTCCACCACCGCCGCCACCTTCCTCAATAGGCTTGAAAGCAGCAACGAACTTATTGCTGAGATTTCGGAATCTATTTAGCTCGCCTGTCGTTCCGGTTATTTCATTTCTCAAGCCCTGAAGCCTGATGTTATTTAGGTCTCTGATGTGATCAGCAGCAACAAGGCCCTGCGTTCCCAAATCGCTTGTTGCCTCAGTTGCGTATTCAAGTCCCGGAATAAGCCCCTTGTAAGCAGATGAGCCAGCGGTCGCAGCAGTAACCCAAGCGTCTTCTGTTTTTAGAATTGCAATGCGCTGCTCTTCTAGTGCATCATTAGCCTTCTCGGTGTTCTGATAAACCAAATACATTCCAGCAGCAATTAGCGCAATTGCAGCAGCAGCAGCGACAAAGATGTTGGCTGCGCTTACGCCATTGAACAAAGCCATCGCACCTGTGGCAATTTGTATAGCCCCAGTCAAGGCTCGCATGGTAACTAGGCCAATACCTATGGCAATAAAAAAGTCCTTGATGGTGTCAAAGTTTTTGACAAACCAATCGCCAAAGTCAAAAGCCGACTTTAGGACATTGCCAATAGCATCACCAAAATCTTGAACAGCTTTCTTGCCATCAGGCGAGTTGATCCATTTGCCGAGTTGTTCTAGCTTTGGAATAAGGAAGTCTGCAAATTGCCTTACTAACTGCCCGACAACTGGCAGAAGGGCTGTTCCGATTTCAGCCTGTAGGTCTGTAAAAGTAGCTGTAAGGATTCGCTGTTGGTTCGCAAGTGAGTCAGAGGTGTTTGCAAAGTCACCTGCGGTTTTAGCTGTTGACTCTAAGAGCAACCCATACCGAGCCTGAACCTTTTCCTGCTCGGTCATTGTCTCGCCGACTGCGATCAGTCCAGTTCTTAGGGCGTAAGCCTTGACCTCCGAATCAAGCAGGTTGATACCAAATCTCTTTAGTGGTTCTGCCTCGCCAGATAGCCCAGACTGAAAGACTTGCAAAGCCTCGGATACTTGAATGTTGAACACCGATGCAAAGTCCGAAGCTCGCTGAGTAACCTCACCAATAAACCCTGCTACATCTCCACCTGCTCCGACAACCCTTTCGGCAAACGCAGAGAATCTAACGGCAGCCTGATTGAACTCGGTTCTTGCTAAACCAAAGGATTGTGCAGCGTTCTCACCAATCTTGAGGACTTCATCCGCCGACTTGCCAAAGGCAACATTGACAGCGTTGGTGGATTCTTCTAAAGAACTGGCGGCAGTTATGGACTGCTTGGCGAATAGGGCAATAGCAGCACCAGCAGCAGCGGCAGCAACTCCGACAGCCTTGAACGCCTTGTCAAATCCAGCATTAAAATCCTGAATAGCCTTTTGAGCGTTCTTGATTCCCTTGTCATCCCAGACAGATTTTAGGACTACATTTACTGCCATTTATAGAATTCCTCTGTTCGCATCTCGGTAAAACTCGCCAACGCTCTTATTTATTCGCTTCTGAAATTGTGGAAGGTCTTGCTCAACGGCAGGCCAAGCAATACGAGACGCACCCGTCTTCAGAATGCCAGAGGCCCTATTCAGGTTAGCGATGAACTTTCGACCTGCCTCGTAGGGAGTTCGTCTGGCGTAGGCAACCAAGTCACCCGAAGCAGTGCGTCTTACTACCGGGGTTAGGCCACTGTTTCTCTTACCTCGACCAATGCTTTTACCTGATCTACCAGCCATGTCAACGATGCTGGCAGCGGCAGATTTGAGCTTGATGCTTACCAAAGATGTTGTCAGGCTTCTGCCTCCAGTCTTTGCATTAACTCGTATTTGAGTAGCATCAGGGGCAAATTTGACACCCCAACCCGTTGCTCCATAGTTGAATCTCATACCACTAAGCGGAGTCACTCCTCGAATAGCCTGCTTGATTGGACTCTCAGCCTCTTTAGCAATGCCTCTAATGTCTTTGACAAATTGCTTTCTCAAATTTGGTTCGGTGTCTTTGACACGCTTAAGAGCTTCTTTCAAATCTCTCGCAGTAATAGTCGCAGTTGGCTTTAGCATCAGACACCTCTGGTCAATTCTACCTAATAGAAAACCGACCCCGAAGGGTCGGTCTCTATTTCTTTGACATCTCTTGCGCTCGCCAGACTAGGTAGCGGCCCATTGTCCAAAGCATTCGCTCATCGAGCTTCATAAGCTCTAGGGGACTCACTTTGTATTCGTAAGCAATGTTAACGAGATACCAGTGAGCCGAGCTATCTCCTAGCCCTTCGATGCTTTTGGGTCAACAGCTCCTACTGAAGCAACAGTCTCAACCCACTTGTCAAAGTCGAGATTGGTTTGCTTCTCTCTGGTAAGTGCTGACCATGCGAGCCAGAGCAGGTGAGTAACTTTCATCTCCTGCCCTAGCTTCGCAATGCTGAGGTTGTATTGGGACTCAAACTTAACCATGTCAGCCATGATTACCTTGACATCCTTCTTAGTCTCGTCGTTGAACTCGACTTCGAGTTGCATCCTCATCTTGGTCTCCTTTCTTATTTAGTTATCTAGGCTGATGTGCCTCTAGTGACTGCACCAGTGATGGTCCATGTTAGGTTCTGGACAGCCAAGTCGCCGACTGCGCCACTAACGGGGGCCACATTGTCCACAAGGACTGTGAACTCATACTTAGGGGTATTGGTTCCCGCTGGTGTTCCAGCAGGGAAAACGGCCACTGTTGCAACTGTGTTGAACAAGTTGTAAAGAATGCCGTCTAGTGCTGTGCTTGCGTAGTCGTTGTGCATCGAAAGGGTTACTGAGCCAGACTTTAGCCCGCCCTTGTATTCCCTCCAACCACTTGAGCCAAAGCTCGTGGTTTCGATTGCGTCTGAAGTTGTGGTTAGTTCAACGGAGTTTACATTCTGCGAGATTGCAGTTCCGTTGAGCTGGACAACAACATCCGTAAGGATTTGCTTTGCCATTTATTTATCTCCTAATTAGTTAGCTAACACACGAACATTGAACTCGGCTGCCAGATAAGTAACATCTGAAATCAGCACTGATCCGTAGTTCGTCATTTCGGTCACTATGCAGTCAAAGGCCTTTCCGCCTAGTGTCCTATCCGATTCTACCGCAAGCGAAACGGATGAGTCTCCGGTGCTTGAGCAGTAGGCATCGAGATTTCTTTGAGCAGTTCTTTCATCTACCCTGCCAACAACTACCTGAACGGCAAAGTTGTATTCGGTCATTCCACGCTTGAAGTCTTGGTGGTATTGCACTCTTGCAAGTTGCACTATTGCGATTGGAGGCGATGGGTTGTCGGGGATAGTTGGGGAAACTCTTAGCCCCGGAATGGTTGCAAGGTTCGCAGCAAGTCCATCACGCAGCTCTGTGATTGAGGCCACTATGCCATCCTGATTTTGCGGTATGGGTCAACTAGGTGCTGAACATCTGGGTCGAGTCTGAAGCCGACACGCATTGAGCCAAGCTCTCCGCTGATAATTCCTAGAGGCGAGTCAAGCCGCTTGAAGATTCTTGAGGCAAGAATGACAGTTGCCTGAGTGATTGCGATTGGCACTGAAGTCCAACCCCAAGTGCCGACTATCTCAACTGTGGCTTCGCCGTTGCGGTATGGGAACAGGTAGTCCTCAATTGCCCTGATCTGATAGTAAGAAGTTGTCACGCCACCTGCTCGACCATTCAGAGGCTCTGCCTGCCAGTCTTTCGCTTCCCAAGTGGTGTCAAAAGTCTCGCCGTCTTCGGATGTCTTAACTCTGGTCAGGGTAATAAAGTCCTCGGTCTCGCAGACATAGTTGTCAATAGGGGCAAAGATTTTGGTAGCTGTTCCAGCGTTGTAAAAGTAACGCTCAGTGTAAGAGTCAATCTGGCGTGAGGCTGATTCAATCGCCATTTCTAGTAGCGGATCGTCAATGCCGTCAGCTATTCCTAGTGCTGCCTTGAGCTGTAAAAGTGTGCAATATCCATTGGTGACGGCCATTATTCCTCCGCCTCTATTCTACCGACATTGTTCTGACCATCTCCGAAATCATCGGCCCTCTGAGGTAGCGGCTGTTGCGCCAGAGCAGTCGGTTGGTGTAGCTGAATTTGGTGGCAAGTCTGCGGTCAATCATGTTCGTTATGGTTGGTATCACTTCGATATCATCTCTGCCTAGCCGCTTGGCAATCATCTTTACTAGGTCGTATTTGGAAACCCAGTCATCGGGGACTAGGTGCTGAGTTCCAGCTAATAGGTAATTCTGTTTTATTATCCCTGCGACCACCCTTGCAAACGCCTCAGTTGTCACGCCGTTCCAGTAGTGATTGACAAAGCCGTTTATCCTTGCGCCTTCGGGTTGGTTCTTTACCCAGTCGAATAGCGAGCCTGTGCCGTTCGCTCCGATTATTGAGCATCGCAGGTTGAGCCAGTTGGCTGCCGAGACCTCGCCTCGCTTCTTGCTCACGCCGTAGGGGTCGGTTGCGTCTCGTTCGGAGTCTTCTGTATAGAAACCTTTGTCACCTGCAAACACGCAGTCAGTTGCAATCTGAATGAAGTAGATGTCTTTGCGAGTTGCGAGCAGGTGCGGGTAATCGCCGTTTATCTTTTCCAGCTTCTCGACTGTCGGCTTCTTCTGTGGGATTACGCCAATGCAGTTAATTACAACATCGCCTTCGGTCAGCATGAATCGGTCAATCGAGTTGGGTGCTTCATACTCCGAGCGTGAGGGTGCAATCAAGTCAAAAGAAGAAAGCTCTTTGACCATCGCCGAGCCAAGCATCCCCTCAGCTCCCAAGATGAGAACCTTCACCTGAGCGACCTTGATAGCTGTCTAATTTGCTCCATGCCCTCTGCTCTTTCATCAGGCCCAAGCAATGCCCCAGAGGTTGTCATGCGGTCATAACCTCTGTCAAAAACAATCCTCATCGTAGGAGTGTTGTATGGCTTTACAAGGTCCGTTTTCCTCATGTGTAGCGCAAGACCCCAGTCGGCGAATCTTATGCCCTCAGGGAAGCCTCCAGAGGCTTGCCAGAGGTGTTTGGTCATGGGGTTAGCACCGCCCAATTCAAACTCATAATCAAGGGTCATTGGATTCCAAATGCACTGCTGAACCGAGTCCGACCCTTTGGTTCTAAGCCAGTCGCAAACTAGGTTGCATCCCGCCGCCTCTGCCTCAGGTATCGAGTTCAAGGCTTTAGGCAGGAAATAGTCGTCAACATTACAAATAGCTATCCACTTGCCAACGCATAGATAGATTGCTTGATTCCAATACTCGGCATAGCTATTTAGGTTTTCTTTTATTACCCTGACAACACCCTCATTCGGAACGCTTGCCTTGACCGCTTCCCAGTTCTTCTCATCGGTGACAATGTTTATCTCAAACGGCTTAGTCTCTAGCGACTGCACTCCTGCCCACCATTGAGGCAGGAATTGAGAATAACCATCTCCCCAAATTGCTAGGGGTAGAGAGATTAGACCAGAGTCTTCAGGAATGGTAACCAATAGTGATTCCAGACTTTCACATCGTCAAACTGTTGAGCGAACTTGCGTGAGGTTTCTGAGTAGCGACCTTCTTCTTTTGTTACCTGATAAGCCTTCTCTAGCTGTTGTGCGATTGACGAGATATAGGGAACTTTCCACCATGCAATCTGCGCCTCATCCCAGAAGAGCTGTCCCTGAACCTTGAAGCCGTCTTCTGCTACCAAGTCTCTCGGCCCTGTCCAGTCGGATGCGATGACTCTTGTGCCACAGGCTTGCGCCTCAATGATTGGAATTTCAAATCCGCCACCGAGCGAAATCTGCAAGACAACATCGGCAGCCGAGTAGAAGCCAGCTAGGTCTTTCGGATCAACTCCTAAGCGGTAGTCGATGGGGTCAGGGAAGATAACAGAAGACATATCAAGCCCGCAAGCCTCAGCTAGTCGGGGAAGGTGAAAGCCACCATAAACACCCTTTGGTTCGGTGTGAACATAGAGATAAGCGTTCGGGTGTGTCTGTCGGAACATTGCAAAAGCCATGAAAGCCTCAGCGAAAGCCTTGCGGTGAATTGACTTGTTTGCTTTGTTAGCGGCATTCATTACGACTAGGAAGTCATCTTCCTTCACGCCTAGAAACTCTCTGCCGTCTTGCTTGCCAATCTTGTCGGTGCGCTTAAAGGTGTTGACTGTATCTATCGAGTGAGGAATATAAATGCCCTCAATGCCGACATCTTGCAACTGCTCCATGCCGAAGGGTGACATTGCAATCGGTTGAACATTGTCTTTGTCTAGCCAACGCTTGACCGCAGGGGGCATTGAGATATGGTCTAGCGGTGTCCAGCTAAGAATGTTCGGCCACTCTTCTGTCGGCCACATCTCAGGCTTTAGAACCCAGACATCGCAAAGTGTCAGGATGTAATCTTTCCAATCCTTCTTTGCCATCTGCATCTTGTGTCCGACTGCAAGTGCATCCTGCGACATCGGCTCATAACCTCTTGCGTAGTGTGGGATTTCTCCATAAGGGGTTTTGTGCGTTGAGTTGTTTCCCTCTAGTCCGTAGTTCGAGACATGGGCAACATTCGCTCCATGCTTTGCAAGGTTGTCAACAAGTTGCCCGATCTGCATTCCGTAGCCTGTCGGCTGGTATGGCGAATTGGAGAAGGTTGTAACTGTTAGGTCTAACTGCTCTGGCTTCATAAATTCCTTTCTACCCCCACAATAGCAAAATCCCCCGACTTTGTGCCGGGGGACTTGCTTAGATTTCTAAGGTTGACTAGGCAGCCGAACCCTTGAAAATCTGGAAGTGGCTCTGGTGTGACAGGTCTCCGTCAACACGAAGCATGAAGCGGAAGACGGCAAGGTCGTTTGCGAACTTGAAGTCATCGCTTCTGTCAACACGCAGACCACCTGCAAGACGAATCTTGTAGGAAGGTAGGTGTCCGAATCCGATGGACGCAGCAGCTGAACCAACAGCAGCAACAGCAGGGTTCTCGTGGACTGTGTATCCGAGAAGGCTGTCACGAGTTGCTCCGTTTAGACCAGGCTCGAATAGGTAGTATCCGTCTGTGGTCTTTAGCTTGCGAGCGTTGCGAATTGCGGTTGGGGACATGAGCCATCCAGTTCCCTGAAGCTTCCTAACAGCAGGGTCAACTGCGTAGGTCAGGTCAATGAGCTGGTCAGCGGTGAATAGACCACCTGCGATGGTTCCGGATACACCGGTTCCAGCAGCGGTCATAATTCCGTTTGGCTTGTCGCTTCCGTCACCAGTGGTTAGAGCAGCGTTGACTGCGTAGCCAATGGAGTTACCGGCTGCACGAGCTAGAACCTCAGCGATGTCAACACCGCTGTCTTCGATCAGCTCACGAGCAACTGGAACTAGGAATGCATACTTGTATGCGCCTAGAGTGATGGAGCTGAAGGTTGGCTCTGACTCGTCAATGGTTGCGCCTGCGGTCTCAAGAACAGCAGTTGCGTAGTTGGTCAGAACTGGAATCTTCAGGTCTTCTCCGCCAGCGGTCTCAAAACGCTCTCCGAGGGAAAGCATTGGACCAACTTCACGAGCTAGGTCATACACTCTTGCAACGAAGGACTGAGGAACAACTCCACCAGCGTTTGATGGGGTTAGAGTTCCACGAGTCTCAAAGTTGTGAGAACGAATCTCACCCTTTGCAAGCGAACGAACATAGTCGTAATCTGACTTTGATACTTCTGAAACCTCGAAGCCAGAAGTTGCAGCTGCGGCCTTAGCCTCACGCTCTTCTGCCTTACGGATGGTCTCGATTGCGGCTGCTCTCTCGTCAAGGTCTGCGTTGATGCGGTCGAACTTGCCCTGCTCTTCAGCAGTCAAGTCTCTCTTCTCAGCAGCAGCGGAGTCAAGCAGGGCCTTTGCTTCCTCCCATGCCTTAGCACGAGCCTCAGCCTGAGCCTTAATAAAGGACTGTGACATTTTGGTCTCCTAATAGTTTTATTTGACTTCAGCTGCGCTGACGCAGAACTGAAACAGGCGGTGCTTACACTCAACCCTGTTTATATCTTAGCAAAAGGAAAACCCCAGAGGTAGAAAGGATAGACCCTCTGGGGTGGTTACTCGCTAAACCTTGCGATCAGGGGATTCGCTTTTCAGTTGGTTCAATGATGCGAGTTTCCTTTATAGCGGCATACGCCGATGCGCCGCTGTTTTTATCGCTGTCAGCTTTGACTGCGACATCTTTGTTGTCTAGCTTCCAAATGGCATCAGCCCACTTGTCTGCTAGTGAATAAATCTCTCCAACGCTAGGGTCTCCTGCGATTGCGAGAATGGTTTGCTTGATCTGTTCTTTGGTTGCCATTAGTTCCTCTTTAGTAGTAGGTCAAGCTGTTTGCGCTTTAGGTCCAGCAGGTTTGGCTCTTCGGTCTTTTCTTCTTCTACCTGCGTCACAGGGGAAAGAGTGTCAACAACCTTCTTGATTAGCTCTGCCTCGGTGTCTGACAAATCAGAACCTTCCTCTAGCTTGAGGACTGCATCAGCCAAAGCGTCAGCGTCAACCTGCGCTCTAGTTGCAACCTTGTCGAGTGAGCGAACCATTGCCTCGGTTGCAGCGTAAGCAGGAAACGCAACAATGCTTGTCTCGAACAAACGAACACTCTTGAGAGTGCGCTGTGTCATTTCTTGATTCCATGAGTCTTTGATAACTGAGAAGCCAAAGCTCATCTTGTTTAGGTCTCCTCGGCGGAGTAGCTCAGCCATGTCTCGACCATCGGAAGTGTTTGGCAGGCTTGCTTCTACCCTGAGTCCAATCTCGTCCTCGTAGAGCTTCATTGTGCCTGAGCGAGTGGATGCAAGAACTCGACCAGTGTCGTGATTGACCAACAGCTTGACATCGTTGCGAGAGCGTAGCGAGCGACGGAATGCGCCGGGTTCGATTGTCTCGACAAAGCCACCTAAGTCTTCTGATGGGGAGTTGAACTTTGCAGCGTAACCAATAAAGGTCATGCCATCGCCTTCGGCCCTTAGCTCAAAGTCAGCGTCAAAGTTTCTGGTTTCTTGCTTCATGTTTGCTCTCTCTTGCTCGGCTTCTAGTCTAGTCTTTACACCTTCTGCATAAGCCATCGCTCGTCTCGCAGATCGCTTAGTTGTTCCGCCACCCCATAGAGCCATTGCAACAACTCCGGGTGATGGGAAGTTTTCTGATGAGGGGTTGGCATCAGGTGAATCTAAATCTCCCAAGTGTCTTGCAATCCAAGCTGCAATCCGAACCCACTTGTCGGCGGAGACATTGCCCTCAGCCATTGCTCTAGCTTCTCTGATTGTGCGATCTACTAGACCATCTCCGCCAAGCCCTTCGGAATACCATTGCAAACCTCTGCGAGCAGATGCTCTCATGTAGGCAGGTGCGGTCAAATCAACCTGACGAACCTCGTCATCGTCTTCATCGTCTTCTGGCTCATCCATTGGTTCTGGTAGCGGGTCAATCTTTGTCAGCGTTGAGAACTTGTGTCCAACATAGACATCGGTGTCATCCCAGCCACCCTCTACTCTTTGGTAAACCTGAATCAAAGCGGCAGGGTCATCGGGAGTGCCTGTGATTGTGAATGATGAGTCTGGAACATTTATTGTTCCGTCTCGCTCAATCTGGACAATCTCGCCTCTGGCTCGACCGCCTGAAGTATTCCAAGAAACATAATCGCCAACCTCAAGCTCAGTTGGTCTTGCTCTTTCTCCACCGGGTTCGATGCCCTCAGAGATTGAGACAGCGACCATCTGGTCAATGGCATCTTGCTTGGTTGTGTGACAGCCAATTACTTCGCCGTCTTCTTTTACAGTGGCCCAACCTGAGCAGTCAGGTGATTGGTCAGTTATGAAGTATGGCATTAGCCGAGCCTCGCATTCACAGTTATTGTTCCCCCTAGTGCAACCGCTGTTCCGTTTATTGTGATGCCGCCTGCGGTTGTGTTGATGCTGATCGTCTGAGTTCCAGAGTCATAAACAATCGGCGATGTTGCAGCTACAACTCCAGAAGGTCCTTGCGGGCCAGTCGCTCCGGTTGCACCCTGCGGTCCAGTTGGGCCTGTCGGTCCTGTCGCTCCCGTAGCTCCAGTTGCTCCGGTTGGTCCAGCAGGTCCAGTTTCGCCTTGAATACCCTGTGGGCCTTGTGCGCCTGTTGCGCCAGTAGCACCAGTAGGGCCAGCCGGACCAGTATCACCTGTGTCACCTTTATCGCCCTTGTCACCCTTGAGTCCCTGAATACCTTGCTCCCCCTGAATACCTTGTGATCCTTGCGGTCCGGTTGCGCCAGTAGCTCCTGTTGGACCTGTGTTGCCTGTGTCCCCCTTATCACCCTTATCTCCCTTTAGTCCTTGAATCCCCTGTGGGCCAGTTGCACCTGTCGCTCCAGTAGCTCCGGTTGCGCCAGTCGCTCCGGTGTCACCCTTGTCACCTTTCGGCAAAACAAAGTTTAGAGTCTGCGATGGTGCTGTGCCTGTAACTGTTACCGCTGCCGCTGTTCCGCTTGTAACTGTTCCAACCGATAGAACTGTTGGCTGGCCTAAGACTGTTTCATTGACCCAAAGCTGTGTTGCCGAATCATAAACAAGCGACTGCCCATCGGTTAGACCATTGAACTTGACATTGTGAAGTTCGTCTAGTTCGTATCCGTTCTGAATGTTGACAAACAGAACACCATTGTTCTGGTTGGCCCTAACGCAATAGCCAATAAAGACTGAGTTGTTTGGTGGGACTGGCTTTGTCGAAGTCAGACCGCCGGGGACTGTTGGGGATAGCCAAACTGCTGCACCTTCGGTTAGTCCGTTGGTGTTTATGTTTCTGACAAGTCCAAAGCTGGCAGCGAATCCTTTGCTTCCACCGCTAATTGTCTCTGCCATAACTGCGATGGTTTTTGAACTAGTGACCTCTGAGTTTGCCTGAGCGTATGCGACAAGTTTGTTATTGCCGTCTGAGCCTGTGATGTAGACAGCTTTGCCCTTAGTGCGTTCAGTGTTATCCGAAGACTTTGCCAAGATAAAAAGCTCTTGCCCGACATTTTGATTGACAGTCGGGGTCATGCCAAGTTCTAGGGTCTTGTCTGTGTCGTTCCAACCAATTCGACCAACTGCGATAGAGGGAACTGAATTGACATTGAACTGGATGTAAGCAGGCTCAGCAATTGCGGTTGCGCCGATGATGTTGTCTACAAGTGTGGCTTGGTTCTGATTGACAGTTGCGCTGAATGTTCCGCTGGTGGTTATGGTTGCGGTATTCGGTGCGGTGACTTGAACAATGCTTGTGCCACTTGTGACTGTGATTACGCTCAACGAGTTACCTCTGGGTCAACATTGAAGTTGCCTTCTAGTAGGCGAGTGACATAACCTCCCGATGTCACTAGCTCAAGGTCATAGACATAAGGGCCAGAGGGAACGCCTGCGGTTGTTGCAGCGGAGATGTCTAAGAGAATTGAGCCGGCAGTTCCGCCTAATGTGATGCCAGTTCCAGAAGTCAAGCTGATGACGGCATTTGTTGAGTCATAAGTTTCTCTTACCTGCATCCTTGCCGAGTAGCCAGTCAGGTTGACGGCTGTTCCGTTCAAGGTCCAAGTCAGGTTGTAATCAAAAGATGCGCCTTGCCAGCAGTTCAGGTTTAGCGTTGCAGGTGCTTGCATTATCCCTCCGGGTAAACAGATGTTGGGTCGGCTGGGTTGATCTGTGCGACACCCTGAAGTTGAACGCTTGGAACGCCTGTGTGTGCGATTGGTGGCAAGCCCATAGCTGCGAGGCTTTCGGCAGGGTCAAAACCTGAGTTGATTAGTCGCTGAGCCATGAGAACACGCTTGTCAGTTGCGGATAGGTCAGCTGCGTCAATGTTGACATTTGCAAGTGGAACTCTGAGGATGTCACCGCCGTCAATCTTTGACAGGCCTTCTGCGACACGAGCGTCATTGGTTGTCAGGATGCCAGCTTGGATTCCTTGCGAGTAGGCAGAGAAGCGAGACTGTGCATCGCCTCGGAGCAGGCTGTTCATGTTGAACTCAACAAATGCGCCCTGTCCGTTTGGATAGACCTGAAGCAGAGTCGAGAGTGAGTTCTCGATGATTGCAACATAAGGTCTGAGGGTGTGAGTCACGAACTCAATGGAAGTCTGCTCAATGCTTGAGTAGGTGTTTGTTCCGGGCAGGTTCATCAGGTGCGATGGGATGTTCCAGATTCGGCATAGGTCTTCGATAAACATTCTGCGTGAGTCGAGTAGCTGAGACTCTTCTGGGTTGATGCCGATGTCCTTGATGTCAAGACCTGAGTGCAGAACGATTGTCTTGTGAGCTTTTCTCCAGCCGCCATGACGAGCGTCAACCGACTTCGCCAGAAGCTTCGCCTGATCCTCAGTGAGCGACTGAGGGGTCACTAGAGCGTAGTTACCCGATGCGCCTTGTCCAAAGAAACGCTGTGCGTATGAGTCGAGAGCAAGTCCTAAACCAAGAGCGTCTTTCATTGCCTCAACTCTTGACACGCCTCGGATTCCACCGGGTCGCATCACTGATTCCACAATGTGCAAAATCTCGTCAGAGGTGTAAGTCTTCTGGTCTTCCTCATAAGTGAACATCACTCGACCATTGCGGTTGCGCTTGACTTCAATCTTCGTCGGGTTGAGAACCATCAGGTTGATTGGGAAACCTTCTTCGTCTCTGAAGACTCGAACGAAAGCGTTGCCGTCAAGCATCAGGGAAGCGATGATTGAGCTGATGAATGGAGTGCGGTCAACGAAAGAAATGTCAGGTCTATTCACCCAGTCAGGCTTTGGCCTCATTAGAAGTTTCTGTCCGTCTCTGCGAACCCATGCATCCATCGGCAGGGTTGAGATTGTTCCAGCGATCAGCGAGATGGCAGCCGACACGCCTGCGAGTTTGTAGACATTGTCTTCGTCAATGAAAGTGCCTGAGTTGTTCTGCAGCTCAAAGTCAAGACCAGCACCCCAAAGGCTGTTAGGGGTTACTGCTCGCTTCTCGAAAATGTTTCCTAGCATCAACGCCTCTCAATAGCTATGCCGAAGAGGATGGAGAAAGCTCCACCAACAATGATTCCCGCAGGGATAAAAATAAGACCAACCCCGACACTTATGGCAATTGCCCCTGCAACCTGTAGAGCTGTGACCAATTTAGAAGACATAGACACCCGGAGTTAGTTGTTCGGGTTCTATTCTAACCTGTAAGGCTCTATCTACTGCTATAACCGCTGCGACTGCTGCGTCAATACGGCGTGATGATGCTCTGTTTTCTTTCACTATCCTGACTCCTAGATTGTCGGTTTTTACTACTGCGTTTGAGAGATGACGAGCCAGTAGTGGGTCTCCATCATGTCTGAGCTTCTTGTCAACTACAGCGTCAAAGAACTTGGCGCAAGCCGGGACCATACGCCTTGCGTTTGTGGATGGATACTCAACGATTGGGTAGCCCTCTTCGGCGAGAACCTGCATTGACCTTTGCCAGCGGTAAGGGTCGCAGACTATCTCTTTGACCTTAGGGTTGGCGGTCACGAACTCCCTAATCTTGTTCTCGACCTGAAGGATGTCAACTCGCCAAGTAGCGTCATGAATGTTTGGGTCTTTCTCCCATGCCTGAATCATAAAGACTTGCGGTTCATCCTCGACTGTTGCACCGACTAGGACTGTCGAGTCACCTGAGAACGATCCGTCAAAGCCAATTATGTATTCCTTGTCTGTCAGGTCGAGCGGTGCTTCACAGGCTTCCCAAGAACCTGACGGCAACCATGACACCGCAGACGATACCCATTGCCCGCAACGCTTGGTGCGGAACTCTGGCTCAGGTGTTCGCCTGACTGCCGACTCGAAATCTTCTGCCGAACAGATGTCTCCATAGCCGGGGTTTGACATTCGCCAAGTCTCAGGTTGTGTGTGGTCAGCTTCGGCAGGTGCTTCCCAACTTGCCATGAAGAAAGTCGGGTCTTCTACTTCGCCTCTAGCAACCTTCTGCCCATACTGATACAGCGTGTATGCAATCGAGTCTTGACCTGTGGTGTCGGTGCGAACTCCGGGTGTGGTGATGGCGATGAGAGTTGCTAAGCGACCTCTTGCACCCATAGCCAAAGACATGACATCGAACAGTTCTCGATTGGGCTGAGCGTGAAGCTCGTCAAAGATTACAGCCGATGGGTTTAGACCTTCTTTGGAATAAGCCTCGGCAGATAGAACTCGATAGACCGAACCATTTGACGGAAGCTCGATTGCGTCTCTGTAAAGTTTGGTTAGCTTTGAGAGTTCTTCGCTTGCCTCAATCATTCGCTTAGCGTCTTGAAAGACAATCCTTGCTTGCTCTTTCTCGGCGGCCACGCTGTAAACTTCCGCTCCTCTGACTCCAAGTATCAGAGAGTAAAGACCGAAGATAGAACCGAGTGCAGACTTGCCGTTTTTTCTCGGCATCAGGATCAGGTTTATGGCGTGGCGGTAGAGGCCGTCTTGTCCTGCGAAGACATGGCGGATTAGTTCCTTCTGCCAATCTCGCAGGTGTAACTGCTCGCCTGCTCTGCCGGCAATTGAGTCTTTGGTTACAACGCCAAAGGCTTCGGCAAAGTCAATGACAAATTCCCCTTCACCTGATTCAATCAGATTTTGAGGGACTGGTGTCAGCCACTGTGGAGGCCACACGCTCTGCCTTCTTTCTCATAAGTTCTTCAAGTTTGCTCGCTGCCTTGACTTCGGCTATGCCAAGACGAGTTCTATCAGTTGGGGTAAAGCCAAGCATTGACAGATTTGAGCTAATCATCTTTTCTAAATCATGCAAGGCTCGGTAAAGCCTCCACTCACTTGTCTCGTGAATCTTCGTGATGAGGTCGGTTCTCCGATCCATCTGCTCACAGGTGATGAGCAAGAGCTGAGTATCCGAGTTGCGAGCAATCCAGTTCTCGCCTGTCTTCATCGCTGCATCCCAAAGCTGTTGGCCTGCGAACTCAAGCGGTCGAGCCGGTGCAATGTAGCCACCTGCGACATAGCTGACCTCTTTGGGCAAGGGTCTTCTTCCGGGGTTGCCTAAGTGTCTTTTTAGTTCGGCTGGCTTCGGCGGATTCGGCATTTTCTTAGCTTACCCGAAAAGGTTTGAACTGCTACTGTGTGCAGAACAT